TGTCTGTGTACCAGGTCTGCATCACACGGCCGTTGCCGACAACGTGCGAGAAAAATCCTGAATCAACAGGACGACGCATATGGTAATCTGCTTCATTTTGGGCTGTTGAATTGGGGTTTCCTGTTGAATGTGCATGAATTTGTCTGTATGGTTGTTCCCCAACTTGTGGAAGGTCAGTTCTTAGTCTACTTGTATCAATATCCATTCTTAGTCCTCCTTCGGATTTTCATACCCAAGCGCTTGCTTGCTGTCAGTGATACCGCTCGTAGTCGGGTCATTTACCACACCGAGCAATACAAGGATATAAACGAACGTATTCACACCGTCTTGGATATTTTTTGGAATATCCAATCCGAATTGCTGAGACATTAAAAAGATAGCTCCAAGCAATGCGATGAGTGTTACTTTGTTTTGTAGTCGTAATTTCCAGTTAATCATATGTTTTCCTTTCTATTATGGCAACGTTGTTGGCCATGGCTCGTCAGTTATATACGAAACGGCACTTACGCGAATATCTCCGATATCTTTGTCAGTTGGGATACCTTTTTCAAATGTCATATGCATGAAATTTGAATCTGATTTCCCACCTAGATACCAAATCCCGTAAATTTCACCCTTATCGTTAAAAATGTTTCCGATTAATGAATTTTCGGAACGAAATCCTTCCGGTATGTCTCCTGGGCCAAGCACTCTAGCTCCATTCGTGGATTGCCCTGAAAAACCGTTACCATTGCGTCGAACAATCCCAAACCAACCCCATTCCAAACCTCCGAATTGGTAAGAGACCAAGTTATTAACACGCCTGATTTTAATAAACGATGTTCGACCACCTACAGTTAGTTTTGAGAGCGTGTTAAGTGTCCTCCAACCTGTATCACCGATTAGGACCTTCCATCCTGTGTTACCATTTCCGCTCTCTTTAATCCATTTCAGAGCGCCATTCGTGGCATTAACATCCACATAGGTGGTCCCGATTTCGGCAGTGATACGCCCCTCTGGTGAGCCTGTACCACGGATTTCATGGCCTACGTTCTCTGGTAGCGGTAGAGTGACCCTGTTGCCTCCTGTGATACCAAGAGTATTTCCTGTTAAGGTTAGCTGAGGTTCAGGCTTTTGGTTCAGCACCTTCACATCACGGCCGACCGCCTGAGCAAATTCCTCAAAATTGCTCATAGCAATCACGCTTTCGCTGCGTTATATGTTGCGGCCAAGTCAAGATTTGCAAACTCGTCAATGCGACGGCCGAGGTCAGCTAGTTTTTGCACGACTGCGCCCTCAGTATCACCGCTCATGCTTGCGATTTTCTCAGCAATTTCCTTCAGCGTGTCAAGATTTTCAGGCACTCCATCGCCTAAAATCTCAGCCTTAACTGCGGTTTTAGCCTGTTCTATAGCCTGCATTAAAGTAGCATTGTCAATCTTTGTATTGATCAACTGCATCATTACCTTGTTATCCGCTCCCAATGCAGAAGCGAATGCAATCAATTTACTTGTATCCATGTTTTATACCTTTCCTAAATTATAAAATTTCACTAAGTCCGGAAATTCCTGACTTAGTGTACCGTCACCACCTACAGACTTCCCTGCAAGTTGCTTCTTAACTTCTTCAGCGATATCCAACTCTTTGAGAGCGTGGATTTCATTTGTGACCAGGTTCTTATCCGATTTTGTAATTCGGATTTGAGTCGAGTCATCGCTTGGGAATGTATATCCACCCACTGTTACCTCGATTCGATATAAACCAGCAGGTAAAACCATACCCAAATTAAAGGCAACTGCACCATTAGTCACGACTGCCGTCTTGCGTAATTGATCCTGGCCTCTCGTCAACGTGATAGATGCCTCTTGTCCTTCAAGCTGTGGAATCGGCTCATGATTTTCATCAAGTAAAGAAAAGGCAAATGTGGAAGCCACATCGCCCTGCTTAACTAAAAATCCACCGTCCACTTGTTCGAGATTGGTTGAATTAAGAACATAAGACATTCTTTGCTCCTTTCTTAATTTTTATTCTGTATTAATGCTTTCAACTCTCTAACATCTTCACCTAATGATTTAACCTGCTCAGCCAGAACCAAGATCGCCTTGTTCTGTTCGTCGTGGTTATCCAGACGTTTATTGGCCGATGTTTTAAATTCGTGCAAGTTCTCGATGTCCTTTTCCATAATTGTGATGCGATTCTCTTGCTTTGTCGCTCTGTCTTTCATCGAAAAATAAAGACCTATCACAGGGATAAGAGATATGAAGATTTGCAAAATTAAACGTTCATATTCTGGCATAGTCACCTCTATTCTTTAGGCTCAAACTTCCATGCTGCGCCTGTTCCATCAAGTTCAAGACGACCATTTCGAGCGAAATCGCTAACTGGTTCGCCATTGTATGTGAATTCACGGTTAAGCTGAACCAAGATACGCTTACCTTCACCGTTGACTTCCGTATGATTAGGGTCCTCGATAGTAATCAAGTCATGCGCCATGTAATGTTTCCCAACTTCAGCAAGTGGAATCAACTCTACCAATTCCTTGTAGATAGTTCCATAAGCGATTGTCTTACCTGCTACAGCATTTAAAACGACCGCATGGATGATTTTACCATAGCGGTCAGTTTCTTCTTGATTATGCTTAACTGCTTGGTCTGTTGCCGTCTGTTTCGCTTCAGTTTCAGCAAGTTTATGAGTTGCTTCTTCCAATTTCGCTTGCGTTTGAACGATAGCGCTCGCTGGATCTAGTTCTGCCTTAACCACATCTAGCACTGCTTGGATAAGCACTTCTTGACTTTCGTGTGTGCGGTCGCCAGACAAGCCAGCTTGCTCGTAGCTATAGCGTTGGCCATGTTCTTTCTTGATAGTAACAATCGTTACGTTCTCAGGTTGACGGAAATAAGGGTTATTTGCTAATTCGTATGTTTGTGTCATGTTCTATTCTCCTTTTTGCATTTTAGTTTTAGTTTCTTCGAAAAGTTCTTTGAGTGCTGGGTCGTATTCCAGCACTTCGTTCATTGCTTTTAATTCACTTGTTGCAAGTTGATAAAACGCCTCATTTTGAGCCGATTCCAACTCACTTTTAGCTAGTTTAGTCGCTAGCGATTGTAACACTAGCTGATTGATTGCTTCATTCATGCTATTTCCTCCATTTTTTGATTGAGTTCCTGAATTGCCTTGATAAGATAAGGCACGAGTTCAAATGTGCGATATGAGTATGCGCCGTCAGGATTTTCAAAGAATGCTTCAGGAACGTACTTCTGAACATCCTGGGCCATGATACCGCAAGCTATATCTTCTATTTTCCCATCGTACTCCTTGCGGTAGCTGTAAGTTTTCAAGCTGTTGACAATATCAAGGCCTGAGACTGTACTGTCTTCGATATTGTTCTTATATCGACGGTCTGAAATCTCTTTATTCATTGGGATCCAGTCGTAACCTGAACCGCTGTAATAAAGATATAAATAACCGCTAGATGGATCAATTCTTGAGTATTTTGGTGATGAAATCCAGTAACCCTCTTTATTCTTATCGTACGTATATACAATATTTCCGGTTACTTCAAGGTTTCCGTGAACTATAGGTCGATTCCAAAAATTAGCTTGATTATAACAATACATTTCACCGTTATTTTTGACATACCAAGCGTAATTGCCTGGCTTCTCCCAGTTGTTTCCCCAGTTAACCCAAAGGGCAGTCTGGCCCCATCGCCCATTACCTGAACCCATTCCGACTGCGAATTGGTTCTGGCCAGTTAGCCAGTAAGAGTTCGGGTCTTTATCATGAGTACCAATCTGGAATCCACCGATTTTCCCCTTATACCCCTCAAGCAAGGTAGCAGTAACCACAACAGACCGAAGCTTGTTGATAAAGGCCTGTTTAGCTGCAAGCGTATCTGTGAAGATGTTACTTGCTACAAGCTTGTTCGCAAAAGCTTGGTCCATTCTCACTTTGTCAGCGGTCACTGCTTCAGCATCCAAAACAACTGTAGTCACTGAACCAGCTTCAAAATTACCTGTAGTCAACTTATCAACCATGGCCGACTTGATAACTGCCTTATCAATCAAAGTCTCGCCAGTTATGTGGGTCAACTTACCAGTAATACGATTGTGGCCATTTGCTCCAAGATTGATACCTGAAATCAAATCGCCTGCGCTGTTGATATTCTGAACAGACCACGAGCCGGCTAACTGACTTTGAACCGAGCGAACAGCTTCGGACATATCATCAAATTGACTTGCTTTATATCCGTGCGTTTGAGTAGCACGAACGAGCATAATCTCTTTAATTTCAACCCAGCCATTTTTAGCTAAGTAAAAATAGAGTGGATATTTATCACTATTCCCAAATTCAAAATCTCTACTGATGGTATATGTTTCGTTGAACTCTTTCCAACTGCTTGAAACTGCAGTTGAGCTTGTGGCTACATCTGAAGAAATAGCCGTTTCATTCGTTCCGTGATTTTTGGCAACAACTACAAAATTATGGTCTAATCGTCCCATAATGCGATACTTAAAATTAAGAGTATAGGTCTCACCTCTGGCCATTCTATCGATGTAGAGTGGTAGCGTGAATCCTGCGAATGTATATCCTGAATTACCAGTACATCTAATGCTAAATATACCGTTATTCACGAATACTCGCTTAGTATTGCCTTCATTGACTAGCGTATGCCTGTCCATCGCCTTAGAGCGGACAATTAAGTTATTATCACTTCCAATGTTTTTAGCGACTTCCACTTGAAATAGCTGATTAGTCAGAGCCATGCGAGCGACCTTGTTCGAGATATCATTCTCGTTGCTACCAATAATCCGCTCATATAGTTGGCTAGTCTCTCTGACATGTTGGAAATCCGTCTGATTGGCCTTGCCAGCGATTTGCGATGTGATGCTTGCAAATTGGCCGTCTACCGTCTGCTTGTACTGAGCAATCTTTGAAGCGATGTCATTGTTCGTCTGCGTGCTAATCGAACTAAAACGACGCTCAAGGCCTCTCACATCCTCCTGATAAGTCGATTTCCCAACATAATCTCTGGATATCTGTTCACGGACTGCACTGACTTGACGAGCGCTCTCATCTCGAGCATAACGCTGCAATCTCTCTTGTCGCTGACCATCCTTGCTGATGTAGGTCTCAACTGCACCCATTTTAGTAAATAGACCGTCTGCAGTACTTTTAACCTCGTTCAGCTTCGTGCCGTATTGAGTCTTGAACGACTCAATCTGGCTAAGAGCATTTTGAGATGATGCTTGTAGGTTAGTAAGATCTGCTCTTGCTCGCTCGCTAATTCGTTTCGCTTCCTGAGCGAGTGAATTACTTGCACCAGCACTTCGTAGGGCCTCTTCAGCTTTTCGTCTAGCTTCTTGGATTGAAGCGTTGTCGAACGACTGAAACTTCTTGTCAATTTCGCTTGAGATTTGACGCTTGACTTCTTCGGCTCTTTCCTTCGCACGTTGCAGTTCATTATCAAACTCTAACTTATAAACGCGAATTTTCTCGTCGAATTCCTTATTTCGACGGTCTACCTCGGTCGCTATAGCTTCTTCAATCAACCCCTCACTAAAGCCACTTACTGCTTCTTTGATAGCTTGTTGACGAGTTGAGCGGTCTTTAGCTTGTAATGTCTGGTAATCGCCCAATTCAACGACTGAGCGGTTATCATCTAACTTGTCGATGATTAGCTTATGGATTCTAGCTTCAAAAGCTATTCCAATCTGGTCTCTTACGATTCCGACACTATCACCAATCCAGATATCTTGCTCAATCGCATTGGCCAAATCCAAAAGATTGGCTTTGAACGTGACGATAGGAACAGATAAACGTTGCAATTCCTTGTAAGTTGCTTTTAACAACTCGACCGGGTCTTCTATATCTTCGTTGGTATATACTCCAAAACGGTGTTTAATTTCGCCATTTTGATGTAAACCATAGATATTTCTAGCAGTCTCATTCGATACATAATTCTGCCCTGCAGGTTTGTCGACAGGGTCGCCTTTAGCAACAGACCACGATACATCTTTAAACTGGATTCTACGACCATAACCACCCGTAGCTTCCCCAGTTTCATCCGTGCTTTGTTCACCCTTACCACGACCAATAAGAGCCGTCACAACCTCGTCAGATGATTCTTCATAGGTTATGTTCAGGATGTTAGAACCATATTCAAATTGATGCCCTGTTTTGCGTCCAAAACGCTGATTTAGGTCAATGTATCGTCCGATTATCTTGTTTTCGACAAAGGTATATCTAACTTTGAACTCGCAAGCGTACGATTCAATCAATTTAACAAGAGCTTGTCTGACAGAAATGTAATAGAAAGACATATTACCATTAATTGTCAAACCGTCTACATAACCTAATTGGTAGCCAGTGCCCTTCAAAATCTCTCTTAAAACATCGCTTGCATTTCCGCCCGGTCGCTTATCTTCGATGATGAATGAATGCAAGTCACTTTCTGCTCTGTCTATCCCCTGGATAGTCAAACCGATGTCGTAAGATTTTTCAGAAATCCGAAACAAACAAAAAGCCCTGTCTCGTGATTGAAATCCGAAAAACTGGGCTTCTTTGATAATGTTAGGCTTGTAATCTACAGGAATTTCAAAGCTCGCTCTATCAAATTGATTTAATTCAATCGTATGAGTGAAATCTGCAAGGCTCGCTTCATCGATGACATCAATCAATTCTTCTGTTTGATTAAATAAATATATCATGCGAATACCTCTTTATACTCAATACTATTTAGCAGAGCGCCTACAACTTGAAATGTATTAACGCCTTTTTGAAGTTTAAAATACCGACTATTAACCATGTCGAAGTTCATCAACTCGTTCCTGCCATTTAACGTGATTTCTCTTGTCTCACAATTAACAAGTAGATTTAGACCTTGAATGTAAGTAGCCTTTAGTCGAATATATCTCTGAGTTTCAAGATGTAGAATCCGAATCTCAGAGCCAGCTTGCGTTGCAAGTCTCAAAATAGGCTCTGTTGGAAAATCTCCATTGTAGGTTATCTTGTTAGTTGTTACAATTTTAGGCTCGGTATACTTGAACGGGTCATGGCAAATAAAATGCAACTTGATAACCGTATCATTCGCATCTTCCAATTCTGGTTTCTTAACTTTTGAAAAGATTGCTTTATAATATCGGCCTGAATCATCACCGAATACTAATTTCTTGGCTTTACGAGAAAACAAGAGGCGATTTAATCGCTCGTACTGTTTCCGCATGCCTAAATCAGTAAATCCTGTTAACTTAACCTGTATTTCTATCTCACGCTCTTTATAAGTCGCACCATAGAGATATTGACCGTCTCGACCTTTGATAGTTGCAGTTTCGTGATGAAAATCAAGGACATCACGTCCTGTGGTGTTTGCCACAAAAAACGTTCCGTCCTCGTTGTTCATCTCTTGATTGAGGCTCACATCACCAAATCGAACTTCTAAGCCAGAATTAAATGTTGGCGTGCCTCTTATTGTGTCATTAAAAGTATACATTTAAAACACCATTAAAGGCTTTGAGCCTTCAATCTTATCCTTTCTTCTTTACTTTGGATGTTTGAAATGTCAGAAACGAAGGCTCTGAAATCATTTGAACCAAGAGCGAGGTTAATAATAGCCGGTTCTTTCGTTTGATTTACTTCATAAGTAGCTGACAATGTACCAGATACGTTATTAGAGAAATCGCCCTGCAAGGCATTGGACATCGCTGAAACTCTAGAAACTGCATCGTCAAACATCGAACGAATACCGTCTGCCATTCCAGACACATTGCCTTTGACATCTTCAAAGCCACTCATTAAAGTGGTATTGAAACCACCCATGATAGCTTGACCAGCTGGTATCAGCAATCTACGGTCATAAGAGATAGGTCCTTTGTTTTCGGCAATCCAGCTAGCGATACCACCGACAAAATCTTGAACCGCTCCCCAAGCTGATTTTAGACCATTTAAGAAACCATCGATGATAGCTTGCCCTGCTGCCCCTAAGTCAATATTCCATAATTGGTCAAAGAAGCCTTTAACTGCTTCAATAGCGCTAGAAACTCCACTTTTAAGCGCTTCTAATGCGTTTAAGAAACCTTCTTTCAAAGCGTTAGCAACATTCACTACAGTATCTTTAATCGCATTGATTGTAGTTGACACAAAGTTTTGGATACCCGTCCAAATTGTCGTAACTGTGTTTTGGATAGCGCTCAATACTGTGCTGATGATATTACTAATCGCATTAATTACCGCTGAGATAACTGTCTGAATACCTGTCCATACTGTTTGTGCAATACCTTTAACAGCTTCCCACGCACCACTCCAATTTCCTTGGATAAGTGCAGTTGCTACACTGATAATACCTGCTATTACATTCAAAACTGTTGAAATGATTGTTGAAATTACTGTCCAAACTGTCTGGACAATTGTAGTAAATACTGTCCAAACTGCATTCCATACCTCTTGAACAATCTGCATACCTGTTGTAATCACATTTTGGATAACTTGGATAGCGCTTGTTATAAACTGCTGAATAGCTGTCCAAACCGTCTCAACGATAGGTTGAAGTGTATTCCAAGCAGTCGTAGCAACATCTACGATACCAGTCCAAATAGTAGACATGAACTCAGAGAAACCAGTCCATAATCCTTTTATTGTTTCGACAATAGGGGTCAAAAAATCAACAAATCCATTCCATGCATTTTTAGAAATATCTGTGACGCTATTCCAAAGAATTACAAAGAACTCAACTAAACCGTTCCAAGCATTTTTGATAGCTTCAATGATTGGCATCACTACTTCAACGATTCCATTCCAAACCGTTGTAGCTACTGAAACAATTCCACCCCACAAAGCTGAAAAGAAATCTTTTAAAGCATTCCAAACATTCATTAAAGCTTCAACAATAGGACGAGCACCCTCTAAAAAGCTATTCCAGACATCTGAAGCTACCTGCTTAATACCTTCCCAAAGTCCAGAAAAGAACTCAGTAATGCTATTCCAGACATTCTTAATGGCATCTATTACTGGTTTTGCTTTTTCTAAAAAGCCGTTCCATGCGTTTGAAGCAGTTTCTTTGACTCTATTCCATAAGTTAGAGAACCAGTCAACAAAGCCGTTCCATGCGTTTCGAATGCCTTGCCAAGCTTTTGAAGCGACGTTAACAATTCCATCCCATAGACCTGTGAAGAATTTTCTGAATCCTTCACATTTATTCCATAACAGAACGAATACTGCAACCAGCGCAATAACAATACCAATAATCCAACCAACTGGGCCTGATAAGACTGCTACTATCGCTCCCCAAGCCGAACTAAAAGCTCCAGCAATTGCAGAACCTTCCATAATACCTGAAATGAACGTTCCAATTGCTGAAATAGCTGGCATAATCCACCCGCCAATTTTTGTCAAGATATTTAAGCCGCCTAAGGCTATCCTAGCGAGTTTTGAACCTTCCGCCATAAATGTCAGTGCTGAGCTTGCTGCTTTAGATCCTTTAGAAATGCCGATTAAGGCCATTCCCACATCTTTTATTGTTCTTAAACCAGCAATCCCACTTTTTGTTAAAACAACTGCTTTACTGAGACCATTTAAGGCAGTTGTCGTAGGTCCAATCAATGCCTTTGTTGTTTTAAAAGCAATAAACGCTTCAGCAATTCCTCTAATTTGAGCAGGGCTTAAACTTTCTACAACCTTGGCAAACGCTTGTAACGCCCCAGATGCTATATTTAACCCTCTACCTAGCTTTTGACCAAAAGATTCAAAATCTCCTCCAGCCAATGCAGAAACAACTTTCTTAATAGCTTGCCAGATTTCGTTTAATGTTACTTTGAAATTTGAAATAGCACCAGATTCTGAGAAACCTTTCCAAAATTCCTTCATTTTAGATACTGCGTTTGTTACAAATCCAGAAATCTTTTTCATGATTGAGTCAAAATCAATCTTATTTAACACATCTTCAAGGTTTGTTGCTAATTTATTAAAATCAATCTTATCAAGCTGATTCATGATAGCTTCAAGAGCCTTGATACCTGCTTTAGATAATGCGTCAAAAGCTGGCTTCAGTTTATTTGCTAGCGTCTCTTTCAAACCGTCTAACGCTTGATCAATCGTCTTGTAGCTTGTGGCCATGTCCTGCATCGACATCCCTGCACGTTTAAACGCTTCAGCAAAATCATCTGTTTTGACTTGTCCTGCTTGAATTTTAGTAATCAACTCATTTAAAGACATCCCCATCTCTTTAGCGACGGCACTCATACCTGCTGGAGCTTGTTCCATCATGACGCGGAAATCTTGCCATGAAATCTTCGGTTTAGCTAAAGCCTGCACCATTTGTTGAGACAAGGATTTCATGGCTTGTTTCGGATTTTCAGCGGATGCAGCAAGACCACCCATAGCCTTAACTAGTTCACCACTATCTCGACGACCAATTGCAGCCATCTGCGAGAATGTGCTAGCCATATCTGAAGCTGAGTAGATGGTTTTAGTCGCATAGTCCTGCATGGCCTCTTTAGCTTCGTTAATTTGGTCTTTCCCCCAGCCTAGCTTGCTAAGGTTACCATCGAACGTGTCCCATGCTTTCTTGGAACTGTTCAACTCACCAACCATTTCACCCAAAGAATTCTTGATACTTCCAAAAGCTGAAGTTACCGCTGAACTAACAAGATTAGCGCCCAACATCGATTTGAACATTGAACCACTCTTATTTGAAATCGTATCAAATGCAGATGATGTCTTTTGAAGTCCGTTGATAGCTTTCTGTAGACCGTTCAAAGTAGAACTCATTCCTTTGTCAACCGCAGTAAGCACCGCTTCGACTGAATAAGTTTCTGCCATTATATACCTCCTTTCGTTACATATTTGCTCTCAGTAAGAGTTGTTTCTCTTTCTCTGAGAGTTGATACTTATGTTTCGCAGTATCTTTCTTCTTGTAAAAATCACTATATCTTCGATATAAAGGAGTTTTACCATCCGATTTGGTAGCTTCTACCTGTCTAGACAACCAAGCAGAACGATGCAAGAGTTCATCTTCATCTTGCTTTCTTAGCAACACCCCAGTCATTAACAAGTCGTACTCATACATTGTCATACGACCAATCTCGTTCATGTCTGTGATATTCAAAAATCGGACACAATTTATAATGATTTCCTCAAACGTTTCAAGAGATGATTTCTCAACTATTTCTTGAGGCCTTGGCTCATCTCCGACATCAAAGACTTACCCGCATTTGACTCACTCAATTCTTGAAGTACATCATCAAACAACTGCTCTAAATCTTCATGCTCTTCAACGAATGTTTCAACATCAACCAAAGAAGGTCGTGGGCTTTCTGTGACTGTCCCGTGATAGATAACATCGGCTAATGAAGCGATGTTCTTAGCGTACAATTCAGGAATTTTAGCAGATAGAGCCATGCCGAATTTCAAACCTTGTCGTTCGATTGGATAAGCTTTATCTAGTGAACGAACGAATTTAACACCGAATTTTACATTGTGAGTTTTACCATTGATTACTAATTGCATTGTTGTTTCTCCTTTTTTCTAAAAAATACAATAAAAAAGAGAGGCATGAACCTCTCTTAATTTCTATCCACCGATACCAGGTACTCCAGAAACTGAAGTTACAGAACTTGGTGAGCTAGTTGTTGTTTTAGTAGTGTCAGCAAACTCATACTGAACGACTTCAGCTTGGCTAGCGTTAAGAGTAGCATATCCCTTGACACCAGTTCCGTTTACTGCAATTTCAAGTTCTAACTCAATCAAATTTTCAGCGTTCTTGGTTTTCTTGAATGATGTCAAGTAACCTTGATAGTACACTGACTCGTATTTGTCACCTTGTTTCTTAGCATTCTTCTCGATTTCCCAAACTTCGATAAGTTCACCCTTATCCATTGCTTTTTCAAGTTTAGCAACAAGTTCATCATCTTCTGCCATGATCGTTGTAGCAGTGATTGAAACCTCAATACCACCGACAGATTGAAGAACGCCATCTTTTGTCTTAACTGAGTTAGCGTCACGGCTCTTTTCAGATGAATGTTCAGTCTGGAATGCTAACTTAGCGCCGTCAGCTTTGCTTGCTTCACTTAGTAAACGGAACAATAGAATACTGTCAATCCCTTGTTTTGCAATTGGCATTTTTTATCCTCTTTCTTTTATAAAATTGTAAATACTAAACGAACACGACCACGTTTCAGCGGTTCGACTGTCGTGTTGTCGTCAAAAAGCGATATTGTAGACTGCGAGATATTTAAAGCTAGATGATAGCCATCTGCCTCGCTAATCTTCATCGCTTCAGCAAAGATATTCGAACACATATCTGATACTTGTTTGCGTTTTTTACGGGTACTCCACACCGACAAAACCAACTCTACTGTACCTTTCACATCCGTTTTATTTGGAACGAGATTCGTCGTCGTGTCCTCAAATTCAACGAACGGATAAGGAACGTTGTCGTCTGGCTTGTAATCGTATGTTTTATAACCCAAAAAAAGACAACGTTTAAATACGCTGTCAAAAACTGCTTGCTCTCTTGATTTCATTTAACCAACCTTTCCAAATCATTTTTAAAAAGTTTTTTCTGATCATCAAAAGCTGGTTTGATAAACGGTTGTGCGCTCATTTTGCGAGTTCCTAACTCAACGTAAGCAGCATAATCAGTCCCTGGTGCCACTCTATACTTAAACCTATCTATCTTGCTACTGTTAACAGAGATAGAGCGTTTAGTCGCTCCTGTTGGTTTGACAAATCGCCTATTTTGACCTCTACCTTCATAGTGACCTCTAAACTTGGAAGCATTGGTAACTGCTTTCTTCTGCATTTCAGTACCATTTTTTTCAATGATACGCTCCACTTCTTCCATTTTAGCGACTCTTTGAAGTTTGGTTTGAAGTTTATCAAGGCCTTTTAATTCAAAACGTAAGCTACCCAATAGTGTTGTCCTTCTCTAAATAGAATACTCTCCCAGACTGCTTATCTGCTCTGCATTTATAGCGTTCTTTTCGATAATTGAGATAAGTGAATGCGATTTTAGGTGCATTTTGGAAATAAACCACTTTTGAACCTCGTTTATATTCACCAAAAACTGCGACTTGCTTATCGATACCCAAATCCATTACATGAACTGGAACAATCAAACCTTCACCTTCGCTAGAAGTATATTCACCTATTTCTGGATCATAAACTTCTGGTTGCTTAGTGATAATCTCCACTCTATCGTTATATCTCATAGCATCTTAAACCCCGCATTGAACGTTTTTGAGCAAACTCGCTTAATCACACTATCGTATTCTTTGAAATCATCAGAGTTAAATGTCATAGATGTACCTTCTAAGGAATGATTACTCATCCCTTCAGCACCTATCCTATTAAAACGTTTAATTATGACCTCGGTAATGATATACTCAAGGCCTTCTGGGACATCATCCACGCCTGCATAGGCTAAAAAATTAGCAGTTGTCAACATTGCTATAGTTGTGAGCAACTTATCTTGAAGATTATCCTCAATCCCTAGCAATATCTTTGCTTGAACGATATTTGCCATGTTATCCCTCCAATACTGCGATAAGGTCCTCTTTGTTCAATGTTGAATAACCTTCGATATTGCGCTCTTTGGCAATATCTTTTAAATCTTTAACCGTTAAGTCGCTGTAATCGATAACTTCAGTTTCAGCAGGCTTTTTAGGATGATGTCGTCTTAACATCATTCCCATTAAGCACCTCCGAATTTAACGACTTTTGAAGGATCGTACAAGTATACACCGTAGTGTTCATCACCAGTGATAACAGTAGTTTTCTTGAGGATGTCACGGTCTGTTTCAATAGCTACATCACGTTTAAGATTGATAACGAATGCTCCGTATTTAGCAACATCTTCTGTATCTGTGTCAACAGCTGAAACTTTAACAAGGAAACCTTTACCTTTTTCAACTTTCTTAGAACGTACGATTTGAACGCCATGCGCTTCACCAAAAGTCCCAGAAACAACGATGTTAGCACCGATTTCTGAACCACGAACCCATTCTTTGGCAGTATCTTTACGCAAAGCAATTGCGTCTTCAGGGTTCAAAAGAGCAACATAACGTGCATCTTCTTCGTCCGCAAAGACTGCCAAAGCTTTATCGAGTGCATCACCAGTTGTAGGGGCTTCAGCTACGAATTGAGTAGCTTTCTTAGCTTCTTCAATCAAATCATTATCTACTTTGTTAGCAATAGCCAAGGCGATTTGATGTGTAGCTTGACCAATTGGGTCACCATATCCAGAAAGAACCGCTTCGTCTGTAAGTTCGATACCTTTCCCAGCTTTCTTGATTGTCATTGTAGATTTTTTAGTAGTCAATTGGTCAGGAGTGATAGCTTCACCTTCAGCTACATCTTTAGCGTCACCAGAGTATTCCCATTTAGGAACTGTGATTGTAGTACCTGGTTGTCCGACAAGCATGCGCTCAACGTAAGCAAGTGGTGTGAATTTAATCATTTTGTCAAGCTTAGCTGATACCATATCAGCCATTACTTCAGGGTTGACCATTTGTGCAATTTTAGTTTGTGTCATTGTCTATTATCCTTTCAACTTATGATAAAGTTCTGGGTTGTTTTGGAGCAGTTCATTTCTACTCTGGTAACCCATTCTGTTAAATTGTTCTTTGGTAATCTCACCAGCTGAAGTGTCTTCCATCTTCTTCGGTGTCTTACCTTTTAGTTTCTCACTGACCTTTTTATCAGCAAGTTCATTCACTAATGCAACAAAGCCTTCTACAGCCTCCTGTGTAGCCTCTGCGGTATCTTTGACAACAAAGCCTAGGATTTTATCGTCTACCGAGATACCGCCCTCAGAAAGCATTTTAGAGGCTTCTCGCTCTAGTCCGCTACGGTTGATTTTAGCTTCAAGTTCAGCAATGTATGCTCTTTGCTTTTCCTGCTCATACTCTGCTTTCTGGGTTTCGTTCATCTTACGTAGTTTTTCGGCTTCATCAAGCTTTTCTTGCATTCGTTTATCGAATGACTTTTCTTGTTTAGCCAAGCGTTTCTTGATTAGATCATCAACTTCGCTTTGTGTGAATGTTTTCTCTGTAGCTTGCTCCTCTTCTTGAGTGCTAGCTTGTTCAAGTTCAAGTTCAACTACAGGTTCTTTAATATCTTCTGCCATTTCAGGCCCTCCTTTTAAGTCCGAGTGGACTGATATCCTTGGCTTTTAATGTCGTCAAAGTTCGGACAATAAAAAACCGTACGGGATTCCATACGGTTAGGGCATAAGAAAACCGCCTCGATTTCGATGCGGTTTATAGTGGTTTATTGCAACAAAAAAGCGCCTAGATTACTATCTAAGCGCAAGATAGGCAGGACTGTCGGGGCTCCTGCATTTCTCGACCCACTATAAGTGGCGCGTTGGTGACAGATTCTCAACCTCTATCTTTACCAAAAGTATAGCATTATTCCCCCTTTTTGTAAAGCGTCAACATATTTTTTTCATTCTTTTTAACTTGACGAATCCCCACCTTGTTAAAGTGAATGACTAGCATTTCATCTCGTGGCACCATCACCGCTTCCATAATGACCTTGTCTTTGTTAGGTATTTTTACATATGAAATAATTGATTTTTCAACCCTCTCTGAATTATCTAGAATCAAATAAGGATTTTGAACTGCATCTTTTATTAACATAAACTCATCTAAGGAATATTGTTGTCCATGTCTCACTAATGAAGTAGCCAAACTGCTAACATCTATATAAGCAGAACTTACTCCTATCAGTCTTGTTATATCGCTCGAAAAATCACCTAATTCATATTCAGATTCTAACAAGCCTACAAGTTGTTCTTTCGATAATCCACCCCTCCCAATTTCACCCCATGCGTTACTGACATCAGAAAACAATTTTTGGGTATTATATTTTGAAATGGTTTTATCATTTTTCTCATAATCTTGTATTTCATGTTTTACATCTTTCTTAAAATGCGGTACTGTCGTACATCGACAATTGGGATGAAATGGTGGTGCGTTCAATGCTGGGACCAACTCAGATACTTTAAATATTTTACCGTTAAATGGTTGACAGATTTTACACGCTTTTAATTCAGTCATGATTTCAAACTCTTCAACACCATTCGCCTCATAGTTTGCTTTCTGCGCCTCTGAGTACACCCTTGCTGATTCGGTCACTGCCAACCGTCTAGCGTAGCCATACGAGACATCAAACTCTTTCCTAAGGTTGTTAATCAGAACATTTGTGCCTTTACCTCTTAAAACAGTATCAGCAACGCCTTTCTTAACGATATCTCGCAACTCGCCTTGTCTTTTCCAAACCCTAGAAGACCACGTCGCATTATTGAAATTAGCGTATATAATCGTATCTGCTGATACTTTTGAAGTCTCAAAACTTCCGATTGTCATATTCAAAACACCAGCTGAAAACAAATTCTCTCGTCTGATTGATTCAGTCAAATGCTTATCTATGATTTCAAACTCACTCAAAGCCAAATCATATTGATGCAGCTTGATATTCGCTTGCAACACTTCAAGACGACTTGTTTTCATCTTCAAGTTATACAATCTCATTAAGTCGTTTTCTGCCTTCGTGAAATCCTCGTTCGTTACTTTCTGACCACGTTCCCTCATGCGATTGGCACGTTCAACTAACTGCCTAGCCTTAAACTCAACATTAACCATGTCAAGCCTATCAGCTCTCTGTTTAGCTTCTAGTTTCGTGATACCCTCTTTATCAGCATACCTTTGCCAAAAGCTATCAATTTCTTTCTGAATGTTATTAGCGTGTTGTTGATAGACACCGTTCAGTTGATAAGCTACTCTCTTATCTGCTAGTTCCCTAGCCTTTTCTTCCGCGCGATACCTATCTTCCCAATACTTACTGGTCAACATCTGCTATAACTTTCTGACTTTCATCTATTTCAGCGTCTGAGTAGATTTTTTGTTTTTCTAGACGAACTTCAAGGTCGCCCATGGCTTCCTCTTCTTTCTCCATTCTTTCGATTTCTTTCTGCGGATCATCAATGATAGATAGAACAGATAGCTTAGTCTCTTCAGATACTTGTCCAGATAACTGTCCGACAATCTGCGCTTCTTCAAGAATGTTTCTTGGAACGTTTCTAGTAAATGTATAAGTCAACCCTGTCCACGCATCCTCGTATACAGCAGTCAAAGGCACGCTGAATACAATCTGATACAAGCGATTAAATGCAGATTGTAGCTTCCTATCTTTCATGCGAGCAAGGTTGTCCATCGCCTGCAATTTAAAAGCAAGAGCAGTACCAGATGAATTCCCAAACTCAGCTTCAGACATGTTCGCAACCATTGAAATAGCAAAGATTGACTCTTTCAGCAAGCTGATAAGGTTCTCTTGAGTCGTGTCAGAACTTGGCTTCTCAAGGAAATTAACCTCAGGCAAAGGCCCGTCACCGTTTTTCCAAAGATTAAAAATCCGATTCTCTCTGATTTGACTAGCATCTTCATCTTGTAGTTCGACACCCAACACTTTCAAATAAGCATCTGCGAAATAATCCACATCATTCGCTTTCTCGCTTGCCGCCTTATTCAAAGCGTTAATCAAGGTCTTGACGCTTTCAAAAATACTTTGTCGCTCTTCGTTTTCAATCAATTCAACAACTGGAATGGAACTATAGATGTGTTGAGTACGCTCACCAAATCTTACCGTTCCACCAGTTGAAAAAGTGGCGTCAATCACCTCATCATTCGTGATAACTTGACCAATACCTGTCTGGCTATTCTCATTAAACGTATATCTAACTGCGAACAAAGGACGCTCTTCGATGCTATTATCATGCACGATGAACATATTGATTGGACTGTTGTAAGTCGCTCTAGTCTGCTTGTATTCGTCTTGATAAACATAAATGAACGCATGGCCGAACACGCTAGACATCTTAGCAAGCTCAAACTCTGAATCTTCCATGTCATTAATCTTACGGAAATCAGCAACAAACTCATTCACATTTTCGTCTTCATGTTTGATTTTCACAGGCACACCGATTTGATAACCTGTGAACGTATCGACAATGTATTTAGCGTAATTAAAAACCAGACGATTGTCCGGCTTCCAACTATCTTTTTTAGGCATCTTCAAGACTTCATGTTGTGAGAGATACATATCCTCGCTCTCAACATAGTTCTTGACTAGTTTGCTTATGTGTAGCCTAATCGCTTCAGTAACGACTTCTTCAGTCACTTCATCGCTTGTTGTCGCAATGACTTTTCGTTTGTTAACAAAAACTTTTGCCAATTTTAAAAACCTCCTTTGAATAGTTTAATCTTACTTCCTAGACCAGAATGTTGCGAGTAAATCGCATAACGCACCGCATCCAGCACGTCGTCATTCTCTTTCACTGGTTCGCCTGTCTTTTCGTTCCAGATGTATTGATAGACTTCATCTTTGAACTTGCTGACCTTGCTTGATACAACAAAAAAGCGCCCAGCTTTCATCAGCTTGGCTACTTCTTCAATACCAGATAAGACTGCTTTATTAGCATTGAATGTTTTCAATTGCTCTCTCTGAAATCTTGCAACGTGTTCAGGTCGTGCGCTATCTGCCCAGAACGTAATATTCCCGTACCGTTCCTTGATATTCTTAGCGAGGTCTACCCAAAAATCTATCTCTTTGTACTGATGAGCGTGTTCCTCTAACAGATAAACCGAACCGTCAGATGTTTCTCCAATAACAACAATAGAGCCAAAGTGTTCATATCCCCAGTCAACGCCTGCGTATATCTTCGTAATATCATCAGGTATTTCTTTAATATACATACTTTCTTTAAAATCACGATATACTGCACCTTCACCAATTACCCAACGTCCATATATACCACGCTCTGTAAACATTCCGCTTGGAGTTGTAGCAATTAAATTATTTATGTATCTTTGGTTTAAAAAAGTATTATCAAAAATAGTGAAATGATTTGAAATTATCTTACTACCGTCTGCTTTGTCGATGTAATTCACTTTCAGCCAGTGTTTCGGGTGATCAGGGTTGGTATCGCATATAATTCTTGCTCCAAAACCAGAACAACGCTTTAAAATCTCATCAAATACTTCTTTATTAGCAAGCGTAGCCTCGTTGATATAAGCTCCGAATGATGTCATACCGCGGATAGCTTTCAGACCTGCAATCGAACCTGTAAACGTCGTCACAACATAAACACCAAAAAGAGAGAAATTCCCGTGCCTGTCAAATCTAAAATCATGATTATAGGCATCTGAAATTTCTCTCAATATATTTGTTTGAAGAGTGCCTGAAGAAACTGCGCCTAAAATGTACATCGGATTTTTAACTCCGACCTTCTCAGCGTTTTTCTTGACTCGTTTTAATTCCATCAAAAATAAGTCATTATCTAGTTTTGTTTTACCAGCACGAACCGCTCCGTGATTAATCATCATGTACCAATCAGATGAAATAGATCTCTTCAAAATATCGACTTGTTTAGTTGTATATAGTTGTTCAAGAGTCATTTCCCAAAGCGTCCTCCAGTTTATCAAAGTAATCAGCCATCACATCTTCAGATTTCGCTCCACCCTCAAGAGTGATTTTGCGTTTTTCATTCTCAAGTTCAAGTGCTTTGATACGTTCTTTTTGTTCTTTCTTATCAAGAGAGTCTTTTACTTCTGTCGTTGTTAACTTGCTGATTTGTTCAAATGCTCGAACATTGCCTTTCATAGCTTTCTGCATCATAACCATTGCTAAAGCCATTTCGTTAGTTGTATCAAAACCTAAATCTTCAAGTTGTTTCTTAACGTTTGGGCTTGCCACATCTGCTTGTAATATTGTTTCAAAAGCTTTTTTTAAGTTTGCTTTTTTTCTTCTAGCTTTACCAGAAGCCACCCCTGCTTTTTTTGCATTTTCTCGGCGTTCGCTCGGAGTTCGTTCTGAATTTTTTATCAAATTTTGCTCATTAGCCATCGCCTCACTTCCTTATCAAAAAAAATAAATTTAACTTACTTTCTCAGCAGTAAGTCCTGTCTCTTCTTCCCAACGTTTAATCGTCCGCTCTACATACACAGGATCTAATTCCATTGCATAGCAAATTCTTTCAGAATGTTCACACACCATTAATGTAGAACCTCCACCATTAAAACTATCTAGAATCTTGTCACCTTTCTTACTTGAGTTCAAAACACATCTAGCAATCAACTTTAAAGGCTTCATCGTCGGATGAATATCGTTTCTAACAGGTTTATCCTCGTAAAAGACAGTCGTCGGAGATGTATCCTGCATGGTCTTAATGTAAGAAATCAATTCGCTTTTTGTCATTTCTTTTAGATTTTCTTCATCTTCTTCAATGACAGTAGCTAGTGAGCGATTATCCACAAAATAGTGACTCGCTCCGTCTTTCCAACCGTATAGGCAGGGCTCATGCTTCCATTGATAGTCCTGACGACCTAACACAATAGCATTCTTGCCCAGATAATGGACTGTTTCAGTAGCCAACCTGTCTCTTTTACTGCAGCTCTAAAATTTAAACCTTCCGAATCTGCATGCCAGATATAGAACGCTCCCCCTGGTTTTAAATGGTTGTTTGCAACTGCAAATGCATCTCTTAGGAATTGTCTGAAACTAACATCATCCATGCTATCGTTCATGATTGTCATAGCTTCATCAGTTCCTCCTTGATAGGCCACGTTATAGGGTGGATCTGTAACATATAGATCTATCACTGCGCCATCAATTAACTGTGCCATATCCTCAGCAGATGTGCTATCACCACACATTAAGCGATGTCGCCCTAGCTGATAAATATCTCCATATTCTACTTTCGACTTCTCTTCTTGATTGATGTCGACTTCTTCTCCCTCTTCTTTTTCTGCTTCTTCAAAATCATCTAAAGAAAAGTCAATATCTTCGAACCCAAACATCGTCATATCAAAACCAGTGAGTTCATCTAATTCACCATAAAGTAGTTCAACGTCCCAATCAGCAAGCTCTCCTGTCTTATTATCAGCAAGTCTAAATGCCTTAATCTGTTCCTCTGTCAAATCATCTGCAATAAGAACTGGTACAGTTTTTAACTTTAAAAACTTCGCTGCCTTAAACCTTGTATGTCCGTTTACGATTTCTCCGTCAATCGTTGCGACAATCGGAACCTTAAAACCGAATTCCTTTATAGAATTGGCCACTGCTTCAACTGCTTGTTCATTGTTCCTAGGGTTATTTTCGTAAGGTCTTAGCCATTCAATCGGCTTATCAACAATCTTCACTGTTTCCCTCCTCAAGAAACCAAAAAACACACATCCAAAAGATATGTGTTTCTCGGGTTATATAGTCTTTGACTTTGTTTTTTACAGCCAATTCTGTAAAAATTGGAACGACAGGACTCGAACCTGTGACGTCTCAATTCCCCAAACAGGACTTAATCCGTCTACCATATATCCATTAACCAGCATGAGACTACTGCTTTAAGCGAGTGACTTTTGATAACTTATTGTTTATTATCTTGTCCACAAATATTCCTACTTGTATCACTCATGCACGATTGGTTAGACCAATCACTCCTTACGTCGCAGACTACTAAGCCATTTTTCAATTAACGAAGACCCCGCTAAAAGTCTAAGCTGCTTTACTCTTTGACTTTACTCTCATCCTTGCGAGACTTGAGCAGGCAATCTAATTGCCGAAGTGCACTTTCGTTTACGACGGGCGATGACTTTTGCTTTTTTGAGTTTTTTTCTATCTTGAATAGCCTTAAAATATAAAAATCATCTTTCATCTATCACAGACACGCATCGCCATGTGTTTCATTCTCTTTTGAAGAACAAAATGCACAGCGCCTGCTTGTTATCGATTGTTTTGCGGACAATCGACTCACCTTACATACTTTTGGGAGGCACCCAATTTTTGTAAGATATGGTATTAAGCTCTTGTTGCACCTCGAACCAAATACCTCTTTCCTCTTATAGACTCGTTTCACAGCCAAACTGCCACGTTTGCATTTCCTCAGCACCTTGCCGTTGGAATCTCCCTGCTTTAACTTCGCCCATCTATTCCAAAACTGAAATAGTTAAGATTAAATTGCTTAGATTGACCATTTCTGGCAGGATGTTTGATAGATTTAAAAACATCCTTTTCCTGAGTTACCACAGATTATCTAGGCTAAGCCCTAAAAATGCAAGTAGACTACAGACTTGCGTGTTAATTAGTAATCAATTTGAAAGTTTTCCTTTTTTTATTTTTTTGTAGTCATTTAAAACCTCTAGCGGAATCAAACCGCCTAGCTTATAACTTACCTAGGATATAAGTAGCTATGCAATCATGCAAGGTCCAGTCGCTCCGCAACCATTTGTAAGTTAATGAGTGATATATGAATGCTAAGCCTGTTGCCTACCCCATTCTGGGACACAAACACTCAAAGGAGAGTGTGGGATTTGAACCCACGGACCGCACATAGGCGACCACCCGTCTAGCAAACGGGCGCATTCAACCTGACTCTGCCAACTCTCCATGTCAGGGAAGGCTTACTGCCTTACCCTTAATTCTTGATACTACCATTCTAACAGATTTTAGACTTCATGCGCACTCACTTTAGCTCACTTTGTCTGTGATAGTCTCCTCTAGTTCAGCCTCAGCCTGTTTGCGTAATCTGTAATAAGTTGCCTTGCTAATTCTCAAATTGTCGCAAATATCCTCAATGTAAGTCTTAGTAATGTAAGTCATCCTGAGAATAGACCTGCTCTTTGGATTTTTAAGCCTGTTGATCATTCTACCTAATTCAAGTTTTCTGTTAATGACCTCTTTAGTATCCTGTTCTATAGCCTGTTTCATCACTACAAGCTGAGTATAGACGTCATCAACTTTTCTAGCTTGACCGCCTTGGACTTTAATGTCTGTCCACTTAGGACTTGAGAGCAAACCTGCCTCAAGCTCATTGATTTCATCTATACGGCTTTGGATGTCCATGTCCAGATCCTGCAACTCTTTCAAGAGCTCTTTAGCCTTCACTCTCTATCTCCTTTGTGATATAATAGTCTGTGCGATAACTATTAGCTGAGACAGAGAGTGTCTTGGCTTTTTTTATTACCAGGTTATGTGAATTTTCTTGTTAGAAACGAAAACTTGGCCAGTGATAAATTTTTTAGATAGATAAAGCTTATATTTGACAGTAAAGCCAGCTCCTAATAATTCTCTTAACGCTTCCAACGTTCTTTCATCTCCTAATCGATTCCTGAGATATTCGTCTCTAACTGACCAAACATCGATCAAATAACCTGTATAACCTTTTTGAGCAGAAGTTTTTAGTTTTTGTTCTAGGTTATATTTCTCAAAATATCGCTCGAACCATTTTGCGTGGCTTTCTGAGCTTAATTGCTGCACTTCATCAAACAATGTCATTTTAACCCCAATCTTTTATTTTTATAATCTTGAAATTCCGTAGTATTCATAACCACATGGCACGCAGCAAAATCCGTAACTATTAAAATATTCATCAAATAGACCGATTTTACTATCGCAAACAGGACAATGTGTTCTACGGTATCTTTCTTCTTTGTTCAGACCGTTCAAAATTTTCTTTTTGCGTTGACGTTTATTCATCATCCATCTCCTCGATTAGCCAGTCAAGGTTCTTACGTGCTTTCTTCAGGTCCTCAAGACCGTTTTTCTTCTGGAATCGCAATAGATACTTGATAGCATTTCCCCAGCACCATGCTGCCTTACCTGGCAGATTGCCAATGAAATTGTCAATTACTTCAATACCTTCAATGCCTTTTGATCCTTGGTAGTGACTTGGTTTGTTTATGTTATCAATTTTTTCTGGTTTCATTCTTTTACCTCCTCAATCTTAATCCCTTCACAATCGAACACCCAGCCGAAGCCATTCGAAACTACTTCCTTTTTCGTGAGTTTATAGCACTTTTCTGAAAAAAAAGTACTTTTTGTAAAAAGGAGTACTACGGGAGAAAAATGTCCGTATTTATCTCCTAAATTTGCATTTTGATTGACAAGATATAAGTCCCCGTCGTTTCGGTTTAGAAGTTTAATTTCGTATTTTTTCTCTTTCTCGACCTCGTAGCCGAATTGGTGCATGTTGACGAGGGTTTGAAATGGTTTTGTGCCATCGGTTATAAACCACCTTTCAAACTCATTAATTTTAGCGCTGTCAAAAACCGATGGAATGTTATAGGCACATCGATACAAATTCCCTTCAAAAACATCCTTATTCTCTTCATACCAATCCGCAACAAACTGCGGAACTTTGACTGGTTGCGGTTCGTCTAGTTGTTCTAAATCTTGTAAAAAGATTTGGCGCGCTAGCTCTGCTCCTTCAGCATCCCATACACCCTCAAGTTTTTTATACTTCTCAATTAATTGCTGTGCTTTCATCTTCCTGCTCCTTTAACTTATCTTGTGACTTTCCAGTTCACCAAATTCGTGGCCGTGGCTTACGAAATACGAGCCAATCAGGATTGCATCTGCCTCGTCATCTTTGACGTTTAGGTTGAATTCATCGGACACTTTAGCAATAGCCTGCAGCTTCATTGACTTCTTGCTACGGTCTTTGTAGCTGAACTTCCAGTACTTGCGCCAGGTCGACACGTTCACGAAGTACACATTGTCAGCAATCAGTCGACCAAGGATGATACCTGTCACAATTCCGATGCTAATCATAGATTGCTGATTTGGCCCCATGACTGAGTTCTTCTCAACTACAATTGATTCAAAATGGCAGTCGTACTTCTGGAGCGCTCTCGATTGAATCGCTCGTAGTTCACTAGCCATGAAGCGTCCACGTTCAAAGAACGACTTGCTTTTATGTTTTAAGACACCACTCTGAACAAGGTCAGAGCCGTGAAATACGGCCCAACCTGTCGCAGTAGTTGAAATGTCTAACGATAATGTCAGAGATTTCATTGCAACTCTCCCTTGATACCACAAAGATCAAAGAGATTCCGCTTGTTGTTTTCGATGAACTCAAAGAACTTCTGAAGCTCGGCCAAGTGGCGTTTCTCCCTCTTGACTCCGAGGCTCGTATGATACTCTGTTGGCGTTTTCGGTGTTACCCTGATGTCTAGCCAATAGAGAGGCTCGAACACGTCGCCACTTGTATCAAGAGAAGCATCTGCGTCCGCATTTCTAAAATGCATCTGCATATCATATTCAATTTCGTTTGTAATCGTGATGGTCTTGTCCACGATTTCAAGTGTAATGGTTGTTCCTGGTATGTCGATTTTGTTTTGCATTTGTTTTTCTCCTTTATGCGTGTTTTGTATTTTTGTTGACTTCTAACAGCCATTCATCTGCAGCTTGCCGGATATTCTCCGGAGCCGATAAATTGTGCTTGCCTCTGATTTGGATAATCCGTCCTGATTGGTATTCCATAGTGAAAAACGGCTTGTCTGGTTCATCTTTTGACCTAACGAATATGATTGTTGTTTTGCCGTTTGCATGATCTTGAGTGTATCTAGCGCTGCCAACACAATGTGACAGTGCCTTCCCTTCCAAAATCAATTCTCCGGAATTATACGCCGGTTTAAAGAGATACTGGCCTACCACTTTCTCGTATTTGGCCAAAGACTTCTGGCGCTTCTCAAACTTGCGCTGTTCAATCTCACTCTTGTGCTGAATGAGCAACTTAACTGCATTGTCATGCGCTTTGACCAAATCTTTTGGCATGATGAGATTGTCGGTATCGATAGGAATATCAAGCTCGTTCAGCATGCTGATATAGTCTACATAGTAGTCAAAATTGACTTTATTTTTTAAGAACCAATTCTGGAATCTGTTCATTTTGGCTGCTTTTGGTATTTTGTTGATGTCTTGATAAGTCAAGACTTTTTCAATTCCAGGAACAAGCTTTCCGCCTCGTGATTTGATTCGACGTTCTAGCTCATAATCTCTGAAAGACCTATCTGTATTTTTGAAAAATCGCTTATTTTCATGAAGCCATTTTTTTGTGATAACTCGGCAGTCAACCGCTTTTCTTGCATGCCATCCGTCATAATCAATAACATCATAAGCAAGATCTGTGGCCATTCTCCAGGCATTTATTTTCTGCAAAAACTCGATTTCGGAGCGGTATTTATACATGTGTGACAAATGGTAATAGCGCATCCCTGAAGGGAATTCTAAATACTTCAATTCAGAAATATCTCGAATCTTATTCTCCCAATTATTCTCAAAAAATATTGTTCCTGAATATGCCCCTTGACCTGAAAAATTGGGAGTCAGACCAGGAGCGTAGACTCCACATCTTTTAGTTAATTGTATAACCTGGTTTTCGCTCATCTGTTCAAAGTTTTTCAGTTGCATCCTGATAGATTGCTTGCCGTTTATATATTGTGACCAGAAGCCGTAAGATTGAATTTCAATCCGTTTGCTAGTCACGAGAACAATTGCAAAACTGTGGAATTTATCATAAAAATCCAATCTGCTCGACTTTGTCAGCCGTTTTTCGATGACTCTGCAGCCTGTCCGGTCGCTCTGAATTGTTTGAGATTTGTTAGACCATTTGATGGTCGGAATCTGCGAATAGCACCAGTCAAAGAACTTTTGGGGCGGTTTCAAACGCCCATCAATTATTTTTTGATTTTTTGTCATGCTAATTCTCCGAATAAATCGAGCTGGCCGTCAATAACATTTTTCTGTTTTTTGACTTTTTTAGATTTTGGTTTTTCAGGTTGTTGGCCGACTACTACAGTCGCATGGATAGCCTCGACCTTTTTAGTTTTGCCAGTAAAATACTTATAGACCCAGCCAAATACAGTAGAGTCGTCTACCATCGCACAAGATCCCGACTTATAACTTTTAGCTTGATTTGCACAATATTTCAAAGCTTCTTTGATGGATTTCTTGTCGGCCAAAACCCCTTCAAAGAGTTTCTCGTCTTCTTGATCACAAATCCAATTGTGGATAGCGTCCTCAGCTGGTCCATGGTCCTTCTTCATTTCCTCTAGCAACTTGGCCAGAGCTTTTTCTTTGATTTCATTCATTTCATTTCAAAAAATGCGACTGCCTTTGTGATAATTGGCTAAATACGGGCAGTCGCTCGTCCAAGGTCACATGACCGTTTTTGACGCTTTCTAGTTCGCAGTTTTACAAGAATACACGGCTTGTTGGTTTTTGATTATTTTTCCCTTCTTAAAAGGGCAACAATTGAATGACAATAAAATCTTCCGATGTTTTTTCAACATCACAAACATAGGCATTAAGTAAGCTTTCCTCTGTTTTGTATGTTGTTTGGTTTTCAACACTTTCATTCCAACGAATAAAACGAGGTTTGAGACCAGGCCAACCAGATCTGCCAAATAATGCAATACATTCTTCTTTATTTTGATGTATAGCAAATGTAATGCCATGTGGACAACCTGTGTCATGAGTCGCTAGTATGTCTTTTACTTGTCTGCTCATCAAATCACCTCCACACGCTGGCTCAAAGCTTTTGTTTTGCAGTATTCGCAATGGCCACACGGTTTCGCCTTCTCTTCGCCTCGCTTGACCTTATCAAGTCGCTTAATCAGCATAGACAGCTCAGTCAGCTCATAGCCAAGCTTTTCTTGAGTTTGAAAAACGATGGCTCTTGTGTCGGGAGTTGGCTCTTTTGTCACTGCGTAGATAACAGGGGTGAACTCTTTGCCGTACTGATCTTCCAGCATTTTCTTATACGCTGCCATCTGCAAGACATACCCCCAAGCCTCGAACCAGCGAACCTGAATATTTCGGCCGCTTGCTTCGTCCTGAACCCATACCATGCTGTCGATGTCTGATTTTGTAGTCTTGATGTCTACGAAATATCCCTTTTCGACATTGAGACAGTCAATCTTGCCCTTGAATTCAACGCCTTCGATTTTGCCTGTTACAGCAACCTCTTTCTGGCCGACATAGTAGTCCATGAACTGCTTATCAGCTTCCAGTCGCTCAATCATGCGCTGACCGACCAAGAAGTCAGATTTTAACTGACCTTTGGTCTTTCCGGTTTTTGAAATCATGGCATCTGCGTTTTCATCCATAAATTTCTTATGTACTTCTGGACTTTCAAAATAGCTGTGGACCATGTTCCCGACCAAGAGAGCTGTGTTGTCTCTCTTGTCTTCCCATTCTCCTTCCAGCTCCGCTAACGCCCGTGCTTCGCACTCTCTAAATCGCTTATATTGCGAGATAGACCAGTAGCGATGTGCTGAAGCTGCTGAATAGTAGTCTTTACCAAGTAAATCCATTGTCATTCCATTTCCACCCTTTCAGCCTTGCTTGCCATTTCAGGCATTACTCGGACAATAATCCCTAACTCTTGAGAAATAGCCTTGAATTGCTCTTTGACTTGACGCATATTTTTTTCAGGGAAAATAATTTCCATATTTTGGTATCGATAACCATATTTTTTAGCCACATCATCAGAAGCCATATTTTGCGATTTTTGGCCTACTCCTTGTTCGTGGGCACTATTACCCTCTGAACTCGTTTCAGGCTCAAATTCTGGCTGATTTTGGGTGTAGGATTGATTCTGAGTGTTTCGTTCTGCTTCCGCTTGAGCTTGTCTCATTTCAGCTGCATCTGCGTGCAGGACATTGATAACATCCAAAACTGATTTACCTTCTTTGAGCATATCAACGTATTTTTGAGGAGCTAGATCATTATCCTCTGCAATAGCTGTCATTTCCTCGATACGCTTTTTAAGCTCTTCCTCCGCCTTGGTTTTGTCCGCCAAGTCTTTATCGTCCAAAATGGCCTGCAGGATATCCTCCAGCTTGGCGCCCCCTTCATAAAGTCGGATATAGACAACTGGGCCAAAGCCTGCCTTGGCAGCTGCTTCTGTTATCTGGATAAGTCCGGCCTCGCGTTGCTGTTTTTTGGTTGCTTCTTCTGCGACCAAATCAGCGATCATTTTAGAGGTCGCTTGATTGATCCGCACATTGTCGGCCATGAAACACTTTTTCTTGCTAAAATCGTCAAAGTAAATAGCAAACAGCTTGATATCGAGATCAACTCCGCTATCTGCGATTGCAGATTCAAAAGCCGCCCTGACTGTTTCCTTGCGAGCTTCTGTCGCTCTCTCTTCAAATTCTTTAATCTGATTTTTGATGTCAGCCTGCAAAGTTTTGATAGGGTCTAGTACAGCATTAACCCAAGCCTTTACTTCATCAAGAGGTTTAGAGTATTCTGAAAGCTGGTTTTTAAGTTCTTGTTCTATCTGACGCTGTACTCGTCCCAATTCGTCTTTGACTTTAATGTCATCTGATAAAGTTTCTTCTGTAACGATATAACCAGCGTATTTCTTTTTGTAAGACTCTAAAGCTTGCTCCAAAACTTCTTTACCTTGGATTTCGATTTCAGCAGCTTTTAGAGTAAAGCCAATCTCTAAATCTGTTACTGGAACAAGTTCTAAGCTATCTGTCACATCTTTTAATTCTTCAACCATTTTAGAAATCCTCTCCTTCTAGCATGTCCATTTGACCATTTTCTGACTCCTTATCAATTACTTCGCCCGTTTCTTCGTTAAAGTCTGGAATTTCATCTGCTGGGTATTCGGTAGAAGCTAACTCGTCAGGAATTGCCGTTTTTTCAGCCGTTTTTGGGGGTGTTTTGCTTTCTTCGGTAAATTCTCCATCTACCACGTTGTCTGGCTCTGTGGGCGTGCTAGGGGCTTTTAAAATGTCGTCTAACGTTTCAGCTTCTTCTCTCACTGGTTCAGCTTCTTTCATTTGACGACCATTTTCATACTCATTTTCTGTAGTACGGTTCACAGCATCAATAAATAAGTCATTATCATCACTGGTATTAAAGAACTGTTTAGCCGCACGATTGATAACTGTGCGCTTAGCCATTTCTTGAGGAAAATTATTCTGAACATTCTTTGTTTTTGCTTGTGCCCAAGACTTGTCAATTTCTTTTTTGGTCATAACAGTCAGGATTTTCTCCCCATCCTCTTTTTCGATAATGCAATAAGCTCCTGCGATTGGATTGTCTGCATTAACCCAATCTGTTTCATGGATAACAAAAACTTTCCGACCGTTTTCGTTCTTAATTTGGAATTTGTCACCCTCATAGATAACTTCTGCATAAATATCTTTCACTTCTGGTAATTGCTTAACAACTTTCATAGTGCCAAAATATGACCTAGTCAACTTAACAGTATTTCCGTAAGGGATAAAATAGCACTGAGTCTTTGCCGGGTTAAGCCCTTGAGTTACCATGTCAAGGAGTGCATTGTAGATACTATCTTGAGTGCACATCTGGAGCAAATTCCCACTGCTGGAATTTTTTAGAGCATAATATGCTGAACTGAGTGCATTGCTAACGCTATAATTCTGTGCAATCATTAGCCCCTCGTTTTGCATTTCTCCAATGCGTGTTGCAACATTTGATGTAACCTGCTTCTGTGTTAGTTCGTTTGTCATTTTATTTTCTCCTTAAATTTTAAATTGTGTAAAGCTCTTCGCCTGTTTCATCGTCACAAATTCCTAGACCGCCAAATTCTCTAACTTCTCTAGCAAAACGGTTCCAGTGTTCTGCATTTTGAAAATATGTTGATTCTGATATTTGTTCGTAACTCATTTTATTCCCATCCTTCTTTTAGTAATTAAACATTGTTCCACAGTATCCAGCTTCTTCTAATGCTAATCGGTTCAAATAGTGTGACATATCGCTAATACTCATTTTTCTAACCATTTTCTCGGTTAGATAATCGCCATCAATTTCTTCTCTCATTTCCTCTCTAAGTTCTTGTTTCCATTTTTTGTAATATAATCGTTTCTTCATTTTCTTCTACCTTTCGTCTTCTTCAAATTCCAATTTTCACGCTTCAAGCGTCTGTTTGCGTTTTGCAATTTCAAAATAATATTTTGTTGCTCGTTGATAATTTCTCCAAGTTCCTGACCAAGATGAATATACTCGGTTCTCCAATTGTCGATTTCTTCGTGTAGTTCCTGGATCATATTTCATCACCTACATATCGATACTGACCACATCCAATATACACATACTCGATTGGGCCGAGTTCTTCTCGTGGTTCAGGCGGTTGCATCACATCTCTATCGTAATCAAACATGAGCATACACCTTTCCAAGCTCCAGAACTCGCTTCACATATCTGGCCTTGGATGTTAGCCCAAGATCCAGCAATTCGTTTTTTTCTTCGTGATTAGCCAAAAGCCACACACGGTTTTCAAGTTCAATTCTGTTCATCTTCCTGCTCCACCTCTTCAATTTTCACTTCGCTATTTAGACGCTTCATCGCTTCATCTACCGACTTGCCGTCCAGAACGTCCTTGAGCACGTGGCTCACATCGTGCATTGTTTGAGCCTTCGCCTTGCTTCTTTCATTCTCTGGCATCAAGCCCATATCTTGTAGAACTAGAAACGCAAGGCTGAAAGCGTGCATTTCTTTCTGAAATTGTTTGATTTTTTTGATTGTTTTTAGTGCTTTAAACATATTGTTCTCCTTTTTCGATTTGTTCTTTTTCTTTGTAGATTGCCAATTGTTGTTTCAGGTCATAGATTTCTTGCTCGAAAGCAAAGCGACGTTCGCGCTCTTCGTTCAGGTCATTCATAAGCTCTACCGCGACCACTCTCCAATCAAGGTTGACTGATTTAACGACCCATTCAAGTCTGAGTTTTAACTTAGTAAGTAGTTTCATTAAGCTACATCCTCCACGTTAGATTGCTTGTTTATGCCTAGGATGATGTCATAGTACGAATGACCAGCAGGGATAACGTACCCTGTCAGATCATCAACTTGAGAACCATCTGCCATAATGTTTACAATTCTTGGTTCCCATTGCTCTTTTTTATTTTTCATGTTATAATTTCCTTGAATAATTTTGTTGAGCGCCTGATTGCCGTCAGGTGCTTTTTGTTGTCTTCTAGACTGTCTTACTTTCCATCGCCCTGAGTTCTATCTCATGGCTGACTTGTTTCAATAGCTTCTCACACGCTATTTTTGCTTCTCTGTACGTTGTAGATTCGCTGATGAAGTAATCAGCAAGTTCGATGATTTTATCTTCCAATATTGCCTCCAAAAATCAGTCTCAAGACCGATGTCATTCTCTCCTAATTTGCTATAATAACTTTAAATTTAACCTCTCACCGTTTTTGTCAAAGTTTCCATAGAAAGGAGGAAAATATCATGAATAATCTAACAAATGACGCTAAATTTTTATTAAGTTCAATGTACGCTAAATATATTGAACGTCGCAAGGGCGGTTCTTCTAAAGATGAGGCGACCTCGTTCGGAGACGTCCAGAATATCAAAGAAGAAATCATGCCTGAATGGTCTTTTGAAGATACACGATTTACTTGTTTCGAATTACGAAAACATGGTTATATAACTGGAGAACCAGTAGATAATCAACTTTGGTTTATTCATTTGACGACTGAAGCTATAGCAGAATTAGAAATCAGTTTCAAAGATAAACTCGATTCTGTTCTAAAATTTGCAGCAGATATAAAAGCAGCTATTCCCTTTTTATAAAGCCACCTTCAAATGATTGACTAATGGATATTTCTCTAAAGCATTTGCTATCCTCTCTTTGAAGAAGGTCAAGCCTAATAATGCCTTCTGGAATTTCTCCTTTATTCGTTTCCCAAACAATTTGCAATCCTCGCAAACCTATTTTTTCATTTATAAAATCGACACCATTCAAAACAACATGAGGTGCTTTTGAATTTTTATCAATCTTAATTTCAAGACTTTTAATTGGAATTATTTCGTTCATTTGCCCCCCACCTGTTTAGATAAGTTTCTTTAGTCTTTTAGAAATGATTTCTACATCTGAGTCGTCCAGTTTCAACTGGTCGGCTTTTTCATTTAAACGAGCTTCGACAACTTGGTTAATTTCAAGCCATTCTCGTTTTGTAAATTGGCTTCTGAATTTTAGAAATTCGTTTATTGTTTCTTTCATACGCTCTCCTTTTTTATTTAGATAAGTAGGACTTGTTGTCTTTTAATATTTATTGTTATTTAATACTTGTTGTTAGTTAATATTTATTAGTGCCCAAAATCTGACATCTCACTTTCTGACATCTCACTTTCTGACATCTCACTTTCTGACATCTCACTTTTTGGAATGTCAGAATTATAATTCATAGACGCCTTTTTGATAGACAGGTTTAATCTCTGTTTCATAATATCGAATTGGAAATCAGATATTTTTACATCTGAAAAGAATCTGAATATATGACTCCCTCCATTTCCAGGAGGTTTTTTTCTGATTTTTCGCAAATATCCAGCCTCTTCGAAAATTTTGAAATACTTATCAATTGTCTTCCGGTTAACACCTTTTCGCTTGGCTATCTCCTCTGGATAGACTTGCCAATTTGGGTGATTAGCCAGCACCACCATCATAATGCCAACAGCTGTAAAATCCATCGCAGGATCATTAATGAAACTATTACTAACAGCTGTGTAGTCATTAGTTGGATTTCTGAAAGATGAACTGGCAATCCAAATCTTTAAAATCTGTCATACGCTCTCCTTTCTTTTTGTTTAATTTGTTAAACATTTTCTTTAAAAAAAATCTTTCACTTGCTTATTAAAAACTACTGCTAATTTTTGAAGTGTTCGAATTTTTACTGTTGACGACTGACCAGATTCAATCAAGTGTATCGTTGTTCGAGAAACATTTGACTTTTCTGCAAGTTCCTCTTGAGACATTTTCTCTTTTTCACGCCATTTTCTTAAACGTTCTCCTTGCACGCACTCACCCCCTTATCTAAATTCATCTAAGCTGACTTCCAGTGCATCACTTTGTCTTCAGTTTTTGAGTGTTCTTAGTGTTTTTAATGTCATTTTCGTCACGTTCCTACCTCCTTTCTAAATTTGGTATAATAGAATAAAAACGATTGGAGAAAAAATATGTCATTTGATCTTTCTAAATTAAGCCTAGGCGGTGGCTTCGCAGGCA